TGTTGAAAGGTCTGCTCCGTACTCATATCCAACTGCCCACCAATTGTTGTTGGTGTCGTTTACGAATACAATCACACGAGCCTGTGCAACTACTTGTAATTCTTTGCGTTTAGCAGCAGACAATTTGTGCAACATCACGTTAACGGTTTGAGTATAAAATACTGTTCCGTTGTCGCGGTTGAAGTTGATTGTTTCTTCGAACGATCCTGTTTGAGTAGGAAGTTCGTAAGTGTACAAATCTGCATCTGTTGGGCCAGCAATTGCTGTTATTACTTCTGAAGCGTCTAAAGTTATACCTGTAACTAAATTTTGCTCCAACAAAACGATTTGTTTGATACCACCCAAACTGTCTTTACAGTCAAGGGTCATTCCGATGCTTAATTCACAAGCCATATTATTAGTTTTTTATTAGCACAAAAGAGGGGTGGTTTTTATGCCACCACCTCTATTCGTGCAAGGGTTAGAATGGTTGAGATTATGCAGTGTATTGGTAGAACGCGATTTCGTCACCGAAGCCGTACTGAACACCTGCGAAGAAAGAAGCTGCGAAACGTACGTTGTCAGAAAGGTCGTATTGGTACATATCCAAAACAGCAACGTTGTTCCATTGGTCAAGAAGGTTTGTTCCGAACCACAAGTTAGACTTCTGATACATAGCCATTGTATCGTCTGACATACCAGGACACTCGATGATGTCATACTGTCCCTGCCAAGTCATCTTAACAGTCTCTCCTTGGTACAAGTAGCTTCCACCACCAAGACCCAAGATAGCAGTTCTGAACGCTTCAGCAACGTTTGAAGAAACTGCGATAACAGGCTTTTCAGTAGCACGACGAACGCGAACAGGAAGTGTTAAAACCAAACGATTCATTTCGTCGATTACGTTAGTGCTGTCGATAGCAACTGGAGTAGCAACGTCAAGAACAGCAGCGTCAGCCAAGAACAAAGTCTCGAAACCTGCGTACTCACCTGCAGTAGCGTTAACACCCTGCCACATTACGCGCTCGTTGTTAGCACCAACACCAGCCATTACATTAGCAATTAAAGCGTCAGTCAATGAAGCGTGAAGGAAACCATCTTGTTCTGATTTAGCTTCCCAATCAGCCAAGAAATCTTTCTTACAAAGTTGTCTGTGAACTTGGAATTTCTCCAAAGTCAAGATACGCTCAGTTAAAGTAACTGTTCCAGTTGGTGTGAAGTCACAAGTCGCGTTTGCGAAAGTAACGTTGTCAACTAATTTGCGAACAACTTGTTTGTACTCAATGTTTTCTTTGAAAGTAACTGCTGCAAGAGACTCGTTACTTAAGAACGCTGCGCGGATATATCCTGCAGCTTCTCTACCTGCAAAAGTGGTAGTTAATGATGTTGTAGTAGGCATTTTTTTTTATTTGTTTTTTATTATTTTTTAAGATGAAATAAGAAGCGTTCCTCTGCGCTCATCTTGTTGTAAGATTTAGCAGGTGTTTGCTTCGCTTGTTTAACTTCTTTGATAGATTGAACAGCAGGTTGTGCGCTCAACTTCTCAACGTTTGATGAAAGTTCTGCGTTTGCTTTCTTCATTTCAGCAAGTTCGCTTTCAAGTTTAGCAACCAAAGACAAAAGACCTTCAACTTCTGCGTTGAATGTTTCTTCAGCAACAACCTCTGTCGCTTGTTCTTCTTCGATGATTACTTCAACCTCTGGAGATTCTTCTTCCATTGGTTTCAATTCAGCAACAAGACCACCGCTAACAACAACAATGATTCCTTCTGCTGTCTTGTACTCTCCGTCCGCTACAACAACCTCGTTGCCTTCTGCGTCCTTTGCGAATACACGAACACCAGCTGCCCAAGTGTCGCTGTCCGAGTAGATGCTTGTTCCGTCCTCTAAGATCGCCTCAACCATTTGCTTCACCTCAACAACCTCTTCGGCTGATAGGCTTACATTGTGCTTCGCGAAAAGAGCGTTTACTTTTTCTCGTAAGTTCATAATTTGTTTAATTAATAATTTAGTTCCTAAATAGAAAAGAAGGTATATTTGTTTCATAATTGATTCTTTTCATAGTTTCTATTTGATTTTAGGTTTGACGGAGGGAGTGATTACCCTCCGTTTTTTTTATCCTAATGAATCAAGAATAGTATTCAGTATCTTCATTTCGTCCTCACTCAATCCGTACGTTTTGAACCCCATCTTGCCGCACTCGTTCGTAATCTTCGTGAGCGCGTTGAGAAACAGGTTTGCGTCGTCGTTGAATAGTTCGACCTTTAAGAAACCCCCTGCTTCGATGTTCATTTAGTCCTCTTTCAAAAGGTCATTGATTTCGTCAAGAAGCGCGGCAAATTCGTCGTGTGCGCTTAAATACATTTCCTTTTCAGCAATAAAGTTTCCTTCAATCGAGAAACCTAACACCTCTTTGTTTTGAATCTGCTTCTTTACTTCTTCGTTCTCCACTTTCATACAACCGAACCAAGTCCCCTCTGGAAGTGAAAACCCGAAGTTTGTAGACTTGTCGTTTTCACCTTCAATGATCCACGTTTCAACCAACGAAACACCGTCAACAACTTTCGCGTGTTCAACCGTTGCATTGTTTTGGTTCGCTTGTTTCAAATAGTTGTAAGCAATAGCGCGAATTGTTTCTTTCGAATACTTAACGTAATACTCCTCGTTAGTTTCGTCGTTGCGTCGGTATATCAGTTGGTCGGGAATCAATAACGCGCCGTATAAAAGACCTCTAAAATCTTCTTTGAACTTCACGTTGTGTTGTTCGCTTAACGCTACGAAATCGACACCTATTGCAGGTTCTTCGACTACGCTGATAGCATACACTCCGAGTAAACCTGCGTCGTCGATGCCGTACTCAATAACTTTAATTTTTTTATTCATTGTTTTATTTTTTAGCCACCAAGTCTTGCTTGGTTGTTGATTAATTGTTGTGCTTCTAAATTGCTCGACACTTGCGTACTTACGACGTAGGCTTGTAGTGGCGGTTGTTGGTTGGGTTGGTTTTGTAAGAAGGCGAAGTTGGCAGGTGAAGGCGCTTGTGTTCCACTTGCACTACCACCACCACCTGTTCCTCCTGTTGCACCACTTGCAGCACTACCGCCTCCGTTCATAAATTTAGCAACCGTTGTTCCTGCTATTGTAGCGATAGAAGTAGCAGCGCGAATCTTTGCCGCTAACGCTTGAGCAGAAGCGACAGCCATACCCGCAGGACCAGCAGCAGCATTTGCCGCGTAATATCCTGCTATCTCTGCTTGTGTGTCTACAATTATTTTTGCTACCGCTAAACCTTTCTCAAGTGCAAAAGCTACGTCTGCTGCCTTTTTATTTTTAGCGAATAACGTACCTAATAAGTTAACAGATGCGGTAGCTAATCCCCAACGCGCTTCGTATAGTTGTTTTTCTGCATCAAGTTTTGCCTTTGCTAAATCTTCCTCTCTTTTCTTTGCTTCTTCTTTTGCCTTTTCATCTTCTGCTTTTAGTTTTTCATTTGAAGCTATTTGTTGTTCAAGTGCTAAATCGTCATATTTAACATTGATAGCATTTTCTAAAAGACGATATTTTTCAACAATAAATACTTTATCTTCTTCAGCACCTTCCCAAGTTTGAAGTTCTTGTTCTTTCTTTAATTCTAATTCATAAAGTTCGTTTGCTTGTGCGCTTTGATTTGCACGAATGTAATCTTGTCTTACTTTTAGTTTTTGCGCTGCAAGGTCTTGCTCTTGTTTTAATTCTTTTGCCGCCTTAACCGCGTTTGCTTCAAGTTCTTTTTGACGTTCTGCTTCTTTCTTTTCTGCTTCTGTTTTAGCTGCGCTTGTTGCGGCTTTTGTTTTTTCGCGTATTGCTTTTACTTCGGTGTTGACGTTAGCAAGAACAGCAGATGTTGCCTCTGCTTCAAGATATGCAATTCGTTGAATGCTTTCTTCTAAATCAATTGCAGCCTTACCAACTCCCTCTGTTCCATTCCACCAATCAGATAAGTTCTGATTCGCGTCTTTGAAATATGTTTGTTGGTTAAACTTTGCCGATTCAACCGCAGCGTTAAATTCTTCTAAAGATAACTTTCCTTTTTTAGACGCAAGTTCTTGTTCTAACGCTATCTTTTTTGCGTATTCCGCTTCAAGTAAAGACTTCGCAGCATTTGCTTTCGCTTCTGCTTTGATGTTTGTAATTAACTTTTCTTTAGCCGCGTTTAACGCTTCGGTGTCGTTTATATCTCCATTAAGATTTGAGAAGTACGCTGGGTACATCGTCTCTAAATCTTTCAAGGCTTGTTGTCTTTCTTTCTCGGTTAAGTTGTTGTCTTTAACTCTATCGGTTAAAACTTCAACTTGTGTTATTTTTTGCGCCCCTTTTAGAAGTTCCTGTTCTGTCGCTTTGTTTAGGTCGTCTGTAACTTTAGCAAGGTTTTGTTGCTCAATAGATGTTTGACTTGCCCACTTTGCAATGTCTTTGTAGTTGTAAGCAATAGCAGCTAAAACACCAACAGTTAAAAAGAAAGGATTAGTAAGAACAGCAGCACCTAAATCCTTCAAACCTTTTGCAAGACCGCCTAATTCATCTTTTACAGTCTTAAAATTTATTCGACCAACAGCAGAACCCATTGCGCTTAAAGATTGACCTGCACCTTTCAAGTCTAAGTCCATTAAGCGTGAACCAAACAAACCAACGTTGTTAGAAAGACCTTCAAAAGCGTTACCCGCGTTGGCATTAATCTCAGCCGACAAGTCGCTTATATTGTCTTTCAATTCAGCAGCACGTGCGGACGCTTTCTTAAACTCTTCGCTTGATCCGTCCATTTGCAACAACTGCTGTTGCAACGCACGAAGTTCCGCTTTCGCGCTTGTGAATCCTTTCGCTGTATTCTCTGCCGCGTCAGCCGTCTGATTAAGAACGGTGGTTGCGTTTGTGCTTACATTAAAATCTATTGTATTCGCCATTTAGAAAAAGATTGTATATAAGATAAATATCCAGAACGCAAGATTTAACGAAATGCGAGTAACTTTCCACGCGTAGTGTTTCCACATTTTTAGCTTACGCTTTCCGTTAGCCATTTTACCACGTTCGCCGTCCGTCTTGATGTTCAACTTAATGAACTCTAAACAAGCGACCATTTCGTGCGCTTTATTTTGTAGATGTACTTTTGAAGTCGCTTCCATTACTTATAATTGTTATTGTGTCTCCTAATCCTGTGAACGTCACGCTTCCGCTTCCTTCAACCGTTTCGCCTGTGTACGCTTGTACCGTTACTCCGTTAGCCGCAACACTCTTTTGAATTATCAATTCACGTCCTGCCGTTGTCGTTGCTGAAGGCAAATAAATTGTAATGCTTCCGCCTGTCGTATCTGCGAAAATCATTCGGTCGAAATTCGTTACAACGTAGTCGGTTGTTATCGTTCTAACTGGTTGACTTATAGAACCACCAAAACTAACAGGCGCACCGAAACGCGTTGGTGCGAGTGATGGCGCTTGCTGAGTTATAAAAGAACGCGTTCCGTTGTTTGGTTGTGAGAAGCAATCGTTCTTTGTGCTGTTCCAATTGTAACCGAAACGTAGACAACAGTCTTGTGTAATTGTCGCAGGATCACCATTCGCATTTTCCCAATTCAAAGATTGGTCAAGGTTAGCGGACACAGGTGTAAGGTCGCAGTCGTTGTCGATATCCAGAACGCGAATAAGTTTTACTTTGGTCATATCCTGTTCGCCTACAACGTAGCCTTGAATTTCAAGAACTCTCCACCAAGAATCGACAATCCAAATCTTGTCGCTGAATTGAAAGCTGAAAATGTCGTTCAATGTTAACGCAAACATACCCTCTAAGATGCGCGCCTGTCCGTCGAATAACTCGCGATAGTAATTTCTCCACCAACGATTGTAAAGGTTGTCATATGGATTCGCAATGATTGTATGCGGTGGTATTTCGGGAGCGAAGTTCAAATCTGAATCACTTACCGTTGCGTTCATTGTCGAATAGTTATTCAAACACTTCACCGCTGTTTGCACCACATCACCACTCACTTCGTCAAACATATTCACGAAGAAGTCAGCGAAGTAGTAAAGTATGCGTGGTTTTGGTTGTACGAATTGCCCTTCTGCATTCAAGAATTTAGGAACAACAACATCTGTATTTTCGACAGGAGCGGAAGGTGTGGATGCAAACGCTAACTCAACCTTTTCTTCGCCTGTTGCGAACTCATTGATTACTTCAAAGTCCGCTTCAGTTACTTCGTAGCGTCCGTACACGCGACCATTGTCTGTGTAGATAGAATTGAAAAAGTCTGAATCACTTGCGTATGTGAAAGAGAATTTTGCTTTCTGAAGGTCAGTCGTTGGAGAGTACATTATATCTTTCGACAAGTCCAACTTCTGCGACCAATCCAACGTATTACCACTTGCGATGTATTCGACCATTGGTTCTATTCGAAGCGTGTTCGGAAGCGTCTTATCGGCTACGAAAACAAGGTTAAACATCTTTTGAATTGATGTGATGAAATCAATTTGTTTCATATCTGGAGCGTTGTACTCCATAAGAACGGTGTCGTTTGTTAGTGCCGTTCCAACGCTTACCAATTCAACACCCGTTCCCGTGTAATCATTTGCTCCGTTACCTATAAAAGTAATTGTAGCGTCCGCAGGTCCTGTTGTTCCGTCGTCATTTAATGTAAGAGCTAAACGAATTTCTAAAGTATCTCCTTCGCTTAAATCAACCGTATTAATAACGCTATTTGAAAAGTTAGTGTCTGCTGAAAATGAAGACGTAGGTGTTGAAACAAAAGTTCCGTTCACATAAAATTCAGGTCTAATAAATAGACTTGTTAAAAATGTAGAAGAAGTAATTGT